CGGTTAAAGATTATGAAGCGGCTGGATTGAATCCTGCTTTAGCGTATGATCGCGGCGCGTCTACTCCTGGTGGTGCGTCAGCGGTTATTGGAAATGCGTTAGAGCAGGGTATTAGTTCTGCCAGGGCTGCGCGTTTGCAGAGTGAAACTTTGCGCAATATGCAGCAGCAGAACACGTTGATGCAGTCGCAGAAGGCTGAGGTGATGGCTCGCAAGGGTGAGGCGGAGGCGCGTACTCGGTATCTGCTTGAGCAGGAGCAGACGGAAAAACAGCGTCGGCAGTTTGAGGCGGCTGTGCAGCCGAGTCGTGCAGCTATGGCTGCGTTGGAAGTGTTGTATCAGCGGTCTATTAATGCTTCAGCTGATGTTCAAGCGAGGTATGACGAGCGTTTTGGTATGGTTGATCGTGGTATTGGTACTGCTGGTAAGTTGATGTCTGGTGTGCTGGGTGGTGTTACGTCAGGTGTTTCAGGTGCTGTTCAGCAGCTTTTGCGTAAGCCCACAGTTATTAACAGGTATCGATAATGCCGTTTTCATTGGATGATTTGGTTCGTATTAGTAGTGTTAAAGAGGATATGGGCATTGTTTTTGATGAGTCGGAGGATAAGACTCGTCAGGAGTTTCAGAAGGAGTGTGATGTGAATCACATTTTGGCGCAGCACGGTTACGTGACGCGCCCTGTTGTGTATGGTGAGCATAATTTTGACAGTGATTTGACTGTTAAGATGCAGTCGAGGTCTGTTTTTCAGGCGTTTTATGAGGCGGCGCCTGATTCGGTTCGGGAGATGTATCCCGATCTTGGCCTTTTTATGGCCGCATTTGGTTCAGGAGCCTTTAGAACACCCTCAGGAGGGGTAGAGCCGCCGTCAGGCGGGTCCACGCCTCCTGAGGGTCAGCAAGCCGGCGAAGCCGGCGCGCTAGGTTAGCACGTTATACTATACTTGATAACTACGTGCTAACTGACAGCTTTTCACCACTTGACCAGAGGGTAAGGCAATGCGACGGATGGGAGCTAGTAAGGGTCGTTCCGCGAAGCGGTTTCAGGCCCGCGCAGGGAAGACGATGGCGCTTAATCTTCGGTCTCCGCTCCGCGGTGGCTGGAGGCTGTAACGGTGGCTTGCCATCATCCGTTTCGGATGTGGCGCCTGGACGGTAAAGTTTCGCTGCGACGTCCTGAGTCTGATGACCGCGAAGCGGTGGATATGCCGTGTGGTGGCTGTTTGGGATGTCGGATGGACCGTGCTAGATCGTGGGCTATTCGTTGTTCGTTGGAGTTGCAGGACCATGAGAAAGCGTGTTGGATCACGCTTACGTACTCCGACGAGAATTTGCCGGCGTATCGGTCCGTTAGGCGAAATCATTTGTCCGGCTACATTAAGCGTTTACGAGCGCGTTTGTCCCCGGAGAAGGTCAGATTTTTTGGTTGCGGTGAGTATGGCGAACGTGGCGGACGACCTCATTATCACGCCATTTTGTATGGCGTTAATGGGGAGGAAGTTTCGATTCGCAAGGCATGGGATGTAGGCCATGTTGGTGTGCATAAGTTGACGCCAGCGGCGATTAAGTACGTGGCGGGTTATTGTGCCAAGAAGGAAGGTTGGCACGGCCAGTTTCAGGAAGTGCTTGACAAGGAAACTGGCGAGTTGTATGGTAGGGAAGCACCCTTTGTGTTGATGTCCCGGAACCCCGGTATAGGGGGTTCGGCTAGGAAGTTTTGGCGTAGTTGGTCACGTTTTGCTGTGCTTGATGGGACGAAGTATCCTGTTCCTCGGTATTTGCATGAGGCGTTTAAGAAGAACGCTGATCCGGTGTTTCAGGAGGAAGTAGCACACGAGAAGTGGCAGCATCGCAGGGTTTCTAGTAGGGAACAGCGGGACGCGGCAGAGGCGATTGCCATGTCGCGGTTGTCACTGCAAAATCAACGGAGGATGTACGGATGATGCATGTGTATGCGATTCGGGATAAGGTTGCAGAGAGCATTGGGCAGCAGGTGTGGCTGTTTAAAGCCGACGCCGCTGCTATTCGTTTTTTTCATGATGTGCTGAGTGATGCGAAGTCGTATCCGGCGCAGCATCCTGACGATTATGAACTGTTGTCGCTAGGGATGCTTGAAGATGACGGGACGTTTATGGGTGCTCCGATGGTTATTTTTTCTGGAACGCAGTGGAAGCAGGCGCGTGAAGCGGCTGACGCTGCTAAACTTGATGAGGCTATTGGCTAATGTCGTATCAGTTGCCTGCGCGTAAGCTTGCGAGTCAGCAAGATAGCGCGATGATTCAGCGGCCCGATGTGCCGCGTTCGAAGTTTCTTGGGTCGTTTACTCGGAAAACGACGTTTAATGCTGGTCTGCTCATTCCGTTTTTGGTCGATGAGGTACTTCCGGGCGATCATCTGAAGTATGATTGCACGGCATATGTGCGTATGGCCACGCCGTATTTTCCGATGATGGATAATCAGCGGATTGATACGCACTTTTTCTTTGTTCCGAATCGGCTTGTGTGGGCGAATTGGCGAAAGTTTATGGGTGAGCAGGCGAACCCTGATTCGTCCATTGATTACACGATTCCGCAGATTGAGGCGGATGGTAGCGCTGGTTTCCCAGTGGGAAGCCTTGGCGATTATTTTGGTTTGCCGCCCCAGGCGCTTGGTGCGCGAGTCAACGCGCTGCCGTTTCGTGCGTATGCACTGATTTATAATGAGTGGTTTCGCGACGAGAATCTGATTAATTCGGCGCATATGTCCACTGGCGATGCGCTTGAGCAGTGGTGGCAGTATCCGGTGCGTCGTCGTGGGAAGTCTCAGGACTATTTTACGAGTGCGCTACCGTGGCCCCAGAAGTTCACGGCGCCGTCGATTCAGTCGGCGGTGAGTGGACTTGGTATTGCTAGTGCTGATCTGAACGTTGGTACCGGTCCGATTGGTTCGGTGTATGATACGGCTGCTGGTTTGACGGCGACGTCGTACGCTAATGCGTATGATGGAGCGACGGTGCCGTATTGGATGAAGGCGACGGCTGCGGGGTATCCGCAGGTGTATGCTGAAGCGTCTGTGAATTCGTTCAGACAGGCGTTTTTGGTGCAGCAGCTGCTGGAGCGAGATGCTCGTGGGGGCACTCGCTATACTGAGATTGTTCGGTCGCATTTTGGTGTGATTTCCCCTGATGCGCGTCAGCAGCGTCCAGAGTATATCGGTGGCGGTTCGTCGGCGATGAATATTACGCCTGTGGCGCAGACCACTGGTGGTGCTGGTACGATTGGTATTCTTGGTGCCGCTGCAACGTCGGTTGGAAAGCATAATGCGACGTATGCTTCGACGGAGCATGGTTATATCATTGGGATGATGTCCGTTCGGTCCGAGCTGTCGTATAATCAGGGTATTCCTCGGACGTTTAGCCGTCAGACTCGATATGATTTTTACTGGCCGTCTCTCGCCGGTCTTGGCGAGCAGGCTATTCTCCGGAAGGAGATTTTCGCGACCGGTAACGCCAATTCTGATAATGTGGTTTTTGGTTATCAGGAGCGTTGGCATGAGTACCGTACGCGGTATTCTGATGTGACGGGGCGCTTCCGTACTGGTGTGACCGGTTCTCTTGATGCGTGGCATCTGGCGCAGAATTTTGCGTCAGCGCCTGTTCTTGGTCAGACGTTTATCGAGGACTCGCCGCCCATGGCGCGTGTGCTTGCGGCTGGACAGACGGCGACTGACCAGCGTATTGAGTATCTGGCTGATATTCTTATTCAGCGTGAGGCGGTTCGTCCGCTGCCGATGTTTGGGACGCCGGTGACGCTGGGTCGGTTTTAATGCCGATTGATCCCGTTATCGGTGGTTTGATTTCGGGTGTCCTTTCGACTGCCGGCGGTTTGTTTACAAACCGCCAGCAGGTTCGAGAGGCTCGACGTCAAGAGGCGTTTCAGGAGCGGATGAGTAATACCGCTGCGCAGCGTGCGGTTAAAGATTATGAAGCGGCTGGATTGAATCCTGCTTTAGCGTATGATCGCGGCGCGTCTACTCCTGGTGGTGCGTCAGCGGTTATTGGAAATGCGTTAGAGCAGGGTATTAGTTCTGCGAGGGCTGCGCGTTTGCAGAGTGAAACTTTGCGCAATATGCAGCAGCAGAACACGTTGATGCAGTCGCAGAAGGCTGAGGTGATGGCTCGCAAGGGTGAGGCGGAGGCGCGTACTCGGTATCTGCTTG